ACAGGTGTAGGCGGACAGGGTGTAGGCACTGTTTCAGTATCAGGCACAGCCGTTGCAGCGTCTGGTATAAATGCCGTAACTGTAACAACCAATGCTACAGGTGTTGGAGTGTTTACTTTCTTAAACCCTAGCGGCACAGGTGTTGGTAATTTTACTATATCTGGTGCTTCTACAGGAAGTGCGACCACCAACAACGTAGTTCAAACAAGCACGAGTGGTTCTGGAACCAGTGCTGAGTTTACTGTGGTGGCTAGTTCTGGGGACTACACTGTAACAGTTACAGATGTTGGTTCTGGGTATGCTGTTGGAGACACAATATTAATTGAAGGTCAAAACATTGGCGGCACACAAGGAACGCATGATCTGACCTTGACAATAACTCATCTTCAAGGTGCTTCTGTTGGAACAGCAACGCATACAGGTGAAACCCAAACGGCTACAAGTGGTAGCGGATCGAACGCAGAGTTTACTGTTGTGACGGACGGAGATGGTGGTTATACAGTTGACGTTACCACAGTTGGTTCCGGGTACGCTGTCGGCGATACCATTACCATAGCAGGCACTGGGATCGGAGGCACCTCACCTGCTAATGATTTAGTTCTTACAATCACTCAACTTTCTGGTACTTCCACTGGTCCTGTTAAGATTTACACAGGTGTAACGCAAACAAGTACAAGCGGCAGTGGGTCTAGTGCTGAGTTTTCTGTTGGCGTTGATTTAATAGGTGGTTACTCTGTAGCTGTTACATCACTTGGTTCAGGTTATGCTGTTAATAACACGATTACAATAGCTGGAACCAGCTTGGGTGGTAAGACTCCAGCAAATGACTTAACCTTCACTATTAATTCTCTTGTCTCTGTTAGTCACACATCTGTTGCTCAGTCTGCAACAAGCGGCTCTGGTGCAGGTGCTTTGTTTGATTTAACTAGAGATGGAAGCGCGGCATACACCGTTACTTCTGTTGCGGCAATCGGACTTGGTTATAACGTAAATGACACCATAACTTTGCCCGGTGCTTCGTTAGGTGGTGGCACACCTGCTAACAATGCCACACTTACTGTCACCTCACTAAGTCATCCTACCATTGCTACATATCAAATAAACGTAGGGCTAGACACAACCGTTGGCGGTACGGGTTGGGGTGCTGGTCTTTACTACGGGGTTACCAACGGGGCAGCGCAAACAACTTTAAATCAGGGCGGTACTCTATCGTCTAGTGCTACTACAGTTACTGTGACAACGTCTGCTCCTGGGGGTCATCAGATTGTAATAAATGATGTAATACAAATTGAAAATGAATTAATGCTTGTTACAAATGTATCAAGTAATAATTTGACAGTCGTTCGAGGTTTTGATGGCACAACAGGGGTTAACCCTAACGTAAACAGTTTAGGACCTACCGCAGCCACCACACATGTTGACGGCTCTGTTGTAAGACTGGCAACTGGAAATGCAGATTCAACAGACGATTTTTCTGGATGGGGGGATGCTGCTTCTGGTGGTCTAACAACAACCACACAGATACGTTTGTGGTCCCACGATAATTTTGGTGAAGACCTTCTTCTTAATCCTCGTGATGATCAGATTTACTATTGGGACAGAACAAATGGTCTAACTAATCGAGCGGTAAAGTTAAACACACTTTCTGGAACCAAACTTTCTATACCAACAAAGTCCAAACAAGTCATGATTTCAGATCGAGACCGTCATGTCATAGCTTTCGGGGCAGACGATCTTATAGTTGAGAGCACGCCAACGCAAGAAAATGGCGACGGTGTGCAAGATCCGTTGCTTATTAGGTTTTCTACTCAAGAAAATCCTTTGATATGGTATCCCTTATCTACAAACACAGCAGGCAGTTTAAGATTAGGTTCTGGTTCTACCTTTGTGCAGGCTGTGGAAACAAAGCGTGAAATACTAGTATGGACTGACACTGCTCTTACCTCCATGCGTTTTATCGGTCCACCATTTACTTTTGGTCTACAACAACTGTCGAACAACATTACAATCATGAGTCCAAATGCTGCGGCGGCAACGGAAGATTTTGTGTTCTGGATGGGTATCGATACGTTCTATGTCTACGCTGGTCAAACACAAACACTGCCTTGCACAGTTAAAGACAAAGTGTTTTTAGATTTTAACATTGAACAAAGAGACAAGGTTGTAGCTGGAGTAAACACAGAGTTTAGTGAAGTAACTTGGTTCTATCCTTCTTCTGATTCTTCAGACAACGATCGATATGTAACATATAATTATAGTCAAAAAATTTGGTACTTTGGCACACTTTCTAGAACAGCATGGTTAGACCGTGGAACTCGGACCTTTCCTATAGCTACTGGCAATAGCTTAATTTACAACCATGAAATAGGTTATGATGATGACGGTTCAGCTATGGATTCATTTATAGAATCAGCAGCCATAGACATTGGAGATGGCGACAGGTTTTTATATTTAAGAAAAGTTATACCTGATTTAACATTTGAGGGTTCAACTAACCTATCGAGTCCACAAGCTACGTTTACAGTTAAAGCGCGTAACAATCCGGGGGCAGACTTCGACAACACACAGTCAGGTACAGCTATACGAACGCAGTCAACTCCAGTTGAAAAGTTTACGGAACAGTTAGATTTAAGAGTTCGTGGACGTTCCTTTGCACTTCGTGTAGAATCAGATGCAATAGGATCTAAATGGAAGTTAGGTAGTCCTCGTGTGGACATAAGGCAGGATGGTAGAAGATAATGTCAAGTAATCAGGTTGCACCACCAAGGCTCCCAGAACCACCGACCGAGTACACACAACAGTATATGGCGGACCTTATACGTTCATTAGAAGTATTTATTGAACAAGAGCGTAATCCCGGTGAGATGCGGGGAACTAGGTTAACGCTGACGGATCTACCTACTTCAGCGACGGACCTCGAAACTGGGTCCTTGTTTAATGACGGTGGTGTTGTAAAGGTCGTGACGTAATGGGTTTATTTAAGTCATTCAAAAAAATGCTTGCTCCTATTGGTGGGGCTGTTGGGTTTGCTCTTGGTGGTCCAATGGGCGCGGCCCTCGGTTCTGGGATTGGTTCTCTTGCTGGTGGTGGAGATATTGAAGACGCTTTGCTTGCTGGTGCTTTGGGGGGCGCGGCTGGATTTGCAGGACAAAAGTTTTTTGGTTTAACTCAAGCTCCTGCTGGTGCTACAGGTATAGCCAAACTTTTGCCGGGACGGCAGATGGTAACAGGCTATGACTCCGCGTTAGGTAAAGCTATTGTAGAATCAAAACCGATGATGGGCATTGGCTCTAAAGGTTTTGGTGGAAAAGCACTGCCAGCCGATAAAGGCATCTTCTCATTGTTCGACGACATGGGCATGGGCACAAAACTTGGTCTGGGTGCTGGCGCGTTGGCACTTACTAGTGGGTTGTTTGGTGAAGAAGAAGAAAAAGATGGCCCAAGAAGACCAGAAGGTCCACCGGGTCGGGCTTTTGGAAAGGTTGTCGGACGTTCAAGAAAAGAGTATGATGTGGATGACCCAACGGATATGAAACAATATGCCGATGAACTTAAAGAACTTCAGAAGCCAGGGTATAATTACTATAATGATCCATACCGTCCCGTTCGTCGTTCTTCTGGGTATGCTGATGGCGGGAATGTACATGCAGGCGGCGGTGAAGTTAGTGGACCGGGCACAGGAACATCGGATTCTGTGCCAGCAAGACTCTCCGACGGTGAGTTTGTTTTGACAGCCAAGGCTGTTCGAGGTGCAGGTGGTGGTAACAGAGATACTGGTGCTGCACGTTTATATGATATGATGTCAGAACTAGAGGCGACAGGCTAATGGCGACACAAACGGTAGAACAAGTAACAAGACTTGCCCCCTTTCAGGAACAGTTTCTGAAAAATATTTTTGCGCAAGCGGAGGCCCTTAAAGGAACACCGCAGCCATTTTCACCGCAGCAACTTGCAGGGCTATCGGAAGGGCAGCAAAAAGCAATATCTCTGGCGCAGCAGGGCGTTGGTTCTTACCAACCTTTTCTTGATCGGGCGGCTCAGTTCGCAGGACCGGGCGGTGCTTCACAGTTTATGAATCCGTTTGAAAATCAAGTTGTTCAGCAAACTTTAAAAGATATTGGAACTCAAGGACAAAAAGCTCAAGCACAACTTGGTGGGTCTGGAGTTGCATCAGGTGCATTTGGCGGCTCACGATTTGGTGTGGCGCAAGCAGACCTAGCTGGTAAGACATTAGAACAACAGGCACGTTCCGCTGGTCAGCTTCGCCAACAGGGTTTTCAGCAAGCACAGCAAGCAGCACAAAACGCTGCTCGTTTACAAGCAGGGCTTGGTCAGGCACAGCAGCAAATGGGTATACAGGATATCAATCAACTTCTGGGTATTGGTAGTCTACAGCAGCGTCAGCAGCAGGCTGGCTTTGATGTTGCCAGAGCCAATGAACTGGGACGGCAGGCCCTGCCATTTCAGGAAATTGGATTTTTATCAGACATCTTTCGTGGTGTACCAGCGTTGCAGTCAACTATGCAAACAACTTCGACTCCGAGTCCGAGCCTTGGCTCACAACTTCTCGGACTCGGTATCGCGGGTCTCGGTGCTGCTGGTCAAGCACAAGGGTTTGGTAACTTGTTCGGTGGCTTTGGGGGTGGATAATGAACAACGAAATTTTACGTCGTAAGTTATTTCGCACTGTATTAGCGGACTCTCGTTCTCCAACCGGGATTCTTGCATCTTCTCCTGAGATGGTTCGCACCGTACAGAAAAGAGTTGGCGGTGCACAGGCTGGTAGTTATGAATTGAATTTAATTCCCGAACTTGTACAGCGCGGTGACGTTCGAGCACTTCAAGCACTGACCGCTCCCTCCTATCCAAAACAGGTAAGATTAGCTGCCTCTCAAGCTCTTGGTTCAGTAACAACTAAAGAGGCTGGGTCTCCAACAGCAGATTTTCTGTCTACCAGCGGACAGCAGCTTGCTCGTGGGGCTGAAGAAGCCGTTTCAGATGCATTAACAGACGCTGGTGAACTTGGTCAGGGAATATTAGATGTTGCTGATGCAACAAACCGAGGTGTCGCCGACTTTGTAACAACAGCAGCGCGTAACGATGCAGAAAGACTTTCATCTTTGGCTCAATCTGTGGGTGATAGTGATGTAGCTAGTGGATTTATGCAAGGTGTAGGTAATATTGGAGAGGCACTCCGAAAAACTTTTACACCGAGTGGAGCAGCAGAAGCACGGGCAGAAAGAGAAGCGTTGCGCGAATCTTCTCCTGATGACACTCGTTTTGAACGATTTGTAAAGTCATCACCAACTCTTCCAGATATTGTGGAACTGGCAGGAGATGCGTCGGAGGGCATTCTTAGCGCAGGTCGTTATTTGTTTACCGATACACCATACGACACAGCAAAAGACGATGTTTCTACAGATCCTAGAGTTCGTTCTCCGTTTACTCCGGGTCCTATTAAAGTTGAAGAAGAACAGCTTGATGATGAATATGTGGGTATTTCTGATCAAATAACTCCTGTTTCAGGTGTAGACACTTTGACCAAAACTAAGCCTAGCGATAAAGACGCAAACGGTAAGAATACAGCATCAGGTGACGCTAAAAAAACCAATCTTCAGTTGGCAACAGAGCTTATTGATTTGCGTAATCAAAAGAAAGAAACGTCAAAGTCTACATTAGCTCAAACAACAGACCCAAATGTTGCAGCTAACACAGCTAATAGCATCGTAAATCTACAACAAGAAAAAAAGATAGACCAAAAAACAAAAGCAGAAACAACAGATGAGCTTCTGGGTATTGTGCCTCCCGGTGAAGAGCCTACTATGAAAGAAAGAATGGAAGCTCGTAAAGCTTTAATCACCGAACTGCTTGGTGAGGACAAAGCAAAAGACATACGCACGGATGCAAATTACAACCTGATGATGGTTGGTTTAATGATTGCTGCTGGTGAAAGTCCAAACGCTTTAACGAATATTGCAAAGGGTGCTGCGGCTGGGCTGCAAAAATATGGCGAAGTTGTTGGTGAAAAAGCTGTTGAAGAAAACAAACGAGAACGCGCTATTGCTCTTCAAGCAATTGATGAGGTTCGTGGTGAAATTTCAACAGAGAAGAAGCAAGACTATGATGCTATGGTTAGACAAGCTGATCAACAGTTCCAGCTTGATTTACAAGAAACCAAAGACATAAATGCATTGAAGCGTCTTGAAAGGCAGCTTACAGCAGAAGAACAAAAACAGATAAAGCTGTTTGACTTTAAGACAAAAATGGCAGATCAGTCCTTTGAAGAAAACATGTTAATGCTTGGTTTTAAAGGAGACCAAGCGGCGGCACTGCAAGAGGACGCTCAAGCCTTTAAGATGGAGCTTGCTGAGTTCGCACAAAACGCAGACTCAGACGATATGAAAATGGTCAAAGCCATTCAAGCTGCCGGAGATCTTGGCTTCAATGATGCCTATGCTATCTACAAATCTAAATCTACAGGTAGAAGTACAGATGAAGAAAGACGTTTTGCAGAGTTGATAAAAGCAGGTGTCCCTGCATCACAGGCTTTGTTGTACGCAGGTCAGGGCGTTACCAAAGCCTTAATGGAAGAACTCGGTGTAGAAGGAGCGGAACAAAAGCTACAATCGGTGATGCGCGGGGGTCCAATAAAAGTGTCCTCTCTACCTCAAAAGGCACAAGAACAAATAGCTGAAAGACACAAACCTGGAGACACAGTTAAAACAGGACAAGGTGAATTCATACTGACTTCAGACGGCAATTTAGTACCTGCGAGGTAGAGCAATGGCTGAAGAATTAATTGACCTTGGTATTCCAACCACATCGGGTTCTCCACAGGACACAGAACCAGAAGAATCTTCTGGCTTGATAGACCTTGGTATTTCTTTAAATCCAGAGTCAGAGACCCAAGAATCAACGACGCAGGAAATTGCTGAAGGTATTGCATCTGGATTAATTGCCATTCCACAGGGAATCGCGGAACTCGGTGCTTCTGCTGTGGACCTTGCCTTTGACACAAATTACACACAAGACGTAACTGATTTTGCGAACACTGTCCGTGAGATGGGAGGTATAGACCCAGAAGGTGCTGCTGGTGAAATTGCTGAAGTAGTAACGCAGTTTGTAATTCCGGGTCTTGGAGCGGCTGGTGCTGTCAGCAAACTTAGTCGTGTAAAAAATCTACCAAAACTAGCGCAGAAAGCTGCACAGATTGGTGCCGCAGGTGTGACAGATGCCGTTGTTGCTACGGACGGTGTAACAACTATCGGTGATTTTTTTGGTGGCGGTATAACACAGACAACGGATACTGTTGGTCTTGAGGGCAGAGAGGCTGCTGCTGCAAAGATTGGTAATAAATTAAAGATTGGACTCGAAGCTGCTGGTGCTACCGCTGCTGTTGACCCCATATTAAAAGCCTTGGGTTACACTGGTAAAGGTGCAGTAAAAGTAACGGCTCCTGTAGCAGCCCCCGTAGCACGAGTAGCTTTACAAGCGGGGTCGGCTCTTAGCAGTGGTGTTCAAAAACTAGCGGACGAACACCCTCTAGTTGATGGGTTTCTTTCTTCTTTTAGGTTTAGAGGTAATCTATCACAAGAGACAGCAGAAGCTAGAAGTCGGATACGAGGCGAGGTTGATGCGGAGCTTGGACAAGTATCAAGAACCATACTACAAATTGAAGACGGCATAAATACCGCTCTTAAAGAAGCAGAAGACGGGCTTGAAGGTGCATCTACTCTTACTCGACAAGAAGTGTTAAACGAATTTTATTCTTATCTAACAAAAGACGAAGTGTTCGTGCAACGGGCCGCAGATGCAGGAGTTCCTCCGTTAAAACTTTTGCCGCCACAGATGCAGGCGGCTGCTCGTAAGGCACGAGTGCAGGTTGATCGTTTGTCGAAACAAATTCAAGGTTCTGATTATCTTGCTCGTGAAGGTCTTGAGGGGAAAGAAGCAGAGGCCGCAGAGATTATTCAAGAAAACATAGGGTCATACTTACGTCGTCGATATAAAATTTTTGAAGACAAAAACTACATTAAGTCTGAGGCTTTTGCTCAAAACAGGCTCGACACAATAGATTATTTTATGAACAACCCTAACGTAGCAAAAAATATTGATGCGGAAATTAGGAACAGTGAGTCTATTTTAAAAGAAGGGGAAGACATTTTAGTTGAAGGCGGTCGGTCTGTGCTAACTCGTGACGCAGCAGAGCGTTTAACCGATAACTTTATTGATCAATACACCTCCAGAAACTTTAAAAGTCCCGGCTCTAAGAGTTCACAAAGAGTGGCTGCTAATAAACTGCGCACAGGTTTGTTTAAAAGCCGACAGGCTAACAACGAAATGCTTCGACGTTTAATGGGAGAAGTAAAAGATCCTGTTGAGGCATTGACTACAACTGTTGCAGATATGGCTGAGTTTGTAGCCACCGACAGATTTTACAAATTTATTAATGAGAACTTAGTGGACGATGCCTCTGGTATGTTTATATCTCAGGAAGCGTTTAAAAGACTCCCTGGTGCGGCACAACGAGAATACGAGCAACTTGGAGAAGGGTTTGGTTCTTTAAAAGACGCAGTATACGCAAAAAATAATGTGTACAAAGATTTAACAATGCAAACTTATGCCAACACAAGAGACTTCAGTGAGGTTATGAGAGCGTCATATTCTGCGTTTCTACGAGGAAAAGGTATAACACAGTACGGAGCTACCGTTCTTTCTCCTGTTACTCAAATCAGAAACTTTACCTCATCTAGTTTATTTGCCTTGGCACAAGGCAATGTTGGTACAGGCGCAAACCTTTTTGACTCAATAGGCACGGTATGGAAGGACATAGTAAAAAGACCCGACAAGCAAAGCTACTTTAAAAACCTTCAACGCATGGGTGTTGTGGGCACACAATCACAACTTCGTGAAATCGACAACCTTATTTCTATGGGGTATGGAGTTACGAAGGGAGCAGTGGACGATCCTTTAGGTATTCCTACCAGCGGTAAGTTAAGTCAAAAGTTTAAGCGCGGTAAGTCAGGTATGTTCCTTTCAAGCGTTAACAAAAGAATGCGTGATCTTTATCAAGGCGGTGATGACGTTTGGAAAGTATATAACTTTGAATTTGAACGTAACAAGCTTTTGTCTGCGTTTGATGGTAATGTAGACGCAGCAGCTAGAGCAGTTCTGGGAGACGAAGGGTATGCTGCTGCGATGCAACGGGCAGCAATAGATGGAGTCCCCTCTGCTAGAGCGGCGGCTCAAGCCTTGGATGAGCATTCTGCTAATCTAGTAAAAAATCTTGTCCCTAACTATGAAAGAGTGCCTGAGTTTATTAAAGGTCTTCGGAAGCTTCCTGTTGGTAACTTCATCGCATTTCCAGCAGAGATTCTTCGCACCAGTGCCAACACTTTTAAACAGGCATTAGACGAACTTGCCAGCGCGAACCCTAAAATTCGTGAAATAGGAATGCGCCGCTTGATGGGTTTTACAACTACAACTATGGTTATCCCTACTGCAATGCAAAAAATGGCTCTTGATCTTACTGGTACAACACAAGAACAGATTGATGCTATCCGTGAAAACGGAGCACCTTGGGAACAAAACGCAATACTCTTACCTACAAGCACAAAAGTAGGAGTCAACGGTGAGAATGTTATTACCGGATATGTAAACTATAGCTACACAAATCCATACTCTTATCTCAACAAACCAGCTAGAGCTATTCTAAACGCTGTTAGCAAAGGCGAAGATCTTGGTTCAGACACTAATAAGATTGCAACAGACGCTGTGCTAGGGGCAGTCAAAGAAATGTTTGAGCCATTCGCAGGTGAATCTATTCTTACAGAGCGTCTTCTCGACGCAACAATTAGAAATGGAGTTACAAAAACAGGTGCAAAGGTGTATCGTGAAGACGTTGATACGCCCGGAGATAAAGTTTTAAAGAGCATGGCTCACATTAGTGGAGCGTTTCTGCCCGGTGGTGCAAAACTTGTAGTTGACATCAAAGGTCAAAAGAAAGAGACACAGGCTCCGGGCTTTGAGGTTGGAAGACTAGCTCGTGCATTTTCAGAAAATACGGTTGACCCCGCAGGCAACGAAAGATTTATGGCACAAGAAATCTTCCGCGCATTAAGTGGAGTTACAGAAACCGAAGTCAAACCAGAAAATGTTCTCATGTATCGTGGCTTTGAATACGGTAGAGCTTTACAAAGTGCTTCTCAAATATTTAATTCCGCTGTGTCAACAAGAGGAGTGCTTGATGATAATAGCGCATTAGAAACATATAGGGACGCAAACGAAGCTCGTTTCCGAATTGCTAATGAAATGTACCGCACCATTCAAAACATGAGAAAGTCTGGTATGGCTGACTCAGAAATTCGTCGTGCTTTAAAAAAGAACAAGGTGGCGGATGCTTCTCAATTGATGCGCGGTGTGTTTGTTCCGTTCTCACCATCAGGAACCATAAAGAAAAAAGTTCGAGACAACGGCAACCGACTTCCAATATCTGAGATTAATAAAATTAAACAAGAGTTTCGCCAGCGCAGATTAGGCGAAGCAGTTGAACCACAAGAACAAGAATCAGGTCTTTTGAATCTTGAATCTTCATCACAACAACCAGTTGCTGCAACCGCTAATCCTCCAGCGGTAGCGCAAGCGGGAGTCGTTCCTCCTCAACCAGCGGCTCCCGCACCTGTATCACAGCCACAGGACACTGGTGGCATAATGTCATTTCTAAGCGGCGGTAACCCAATAGACGCAATAAAGAACTTACAAATATTTCAGAGGGCACAACAATGAAATCTACAACTATTGATCAGCTACGTCAGGAGCTTGCTTCTGATGAGGGCTGCAAGTACGAAATATATTTGGACCACTTAAATTTACCAACTTTTGGAATTGGTCACCTCATTAAGAAAGACGACCCTGAATACGGCAAGCCTGTTGGTACAGTCATTGAACAGGAACGTGTGGACAACGTGTTCAAGTTGGACATCGCTGTTACACTTGAGGACTGTCACCGCTTGTATCCAGACTGGGATGATCTGCCAGAAGAATGCCAGCTTATCATTGCAAACATGATGTTCAACCTGGGGTATCCCCGCCTGTCAAAGTTTGTTGGAATGAAGGCAGGGGTGGACGCACGGTCCTTCAATGAAGCAGCCGACCAGATGGTGGACTCGAAGTGGTATACGCAGGTGCCAAACCGCGCACGTCGTTTAGTTGCAAGAATGCGTGACTTAGCAACTAGTTGATTTTACTAGATAAAAACATCGATTCTCAGGGCCTTCAGCAGTAACAGCCGTGTCTAACTACCTTCAGGTCGCTGAGAATCAAGGTTTGTGTGCGGTTTTTACTTTTTTTTAGGTGGTCTTCCGCGTTTTTTCTTTTTAATCGTTGGTTTCTTTACCACAGACGGTTCAGTCTTTGGTTTTGTAAACGGTTCTAACTTTTTAGGCTTGCTAATTAAACAGGGAAAGAACACTTTTAAAAATTTAGTCCACATTTTTCTTCCTTTTCTTAAGTTAATCATTACAAAAAGTCTCCTCTATTTCTTCAAGGGTATACCTCCATACAAATACGGGGGTTCCTGGACCCATATATGCACCGAGCACGTTGTATTCAAAATACTCAACTGCCTCTGTGTCTGACATGCCTTGTTGTTTAAGTATTTCTATACATTTGTTTGCATCATAAGCTATCACACTGTCGCTGCCACTTCTTTCTGCAACTCCTATCACAGCTTTATCATAGCCATCTGCTTTTAACATTGTCATTCTACTTCTCCCCAGTTGTTTACGATTGCTGAATCAACATCAAAGGGTATGTTTAAATTAGGTACGCAGGTTGTCATGATTTCTGTTATTCTCTTCACCTGCTTGTTGTTCTCTATGTTAAAACAAAGTTCATCATGTACCGTCAGCATGGGAAGCAATCCCTCTGCGTAGCAATCAACCATCGCCTTCTTGGTTTGGTCGGCACTTGATCCTTGAATCAACCTGTTAAGTGCCTTGTATGTAAAGGCACGTTTAATAGCAGCTTTGCCGCCGTATTCCTTGGCAGCTTCTTCTAATGGCAGTGCCTTATTGTAGCCATATGACTTGGGTTGCCACATGTTAAATCTACACTTACGACCTAGCCAAGTTCTTATGTGACCGTTTGTTTCAGCTTGTTTCATAGCTAAGTCAGCCATTCCTTTTATGAATGGAACTCTTAAATGGTAGTCTTTTAAAAGAACCTTTGCTGATTCCTGTGGAATATCCAGCACCCCTGCAAGTTTTCCTATGCCCATGCCATACATAATACCAAGATTAACGGTCTTAGCTTGCTTTCTACTAATGCCGCCCATATCTGCAACCATTTGATGGAAGTCAGCACTACCTTCATGATACATCTTTACGACATCATCTATTTGAGGGTGGCGATTTGCACCCTTTAACATAGAGCAGTAATGAGCAAGCCAGCGTGGCTCTTGAGAAGCGTAGTCAAATGAACCCCACTTGCACCCCTCTTCAGGAACAAACAAACCTCGAATCATTGCTTTAATTTCCGGGTCTCTTGCTGGAATTTGTTGAAGGTTTGGATTGGAAGAAGAAAATCGTCCTGTGACAGTGCCCCCTTCATCTGAACGAAGAGGATTAAAATCACAATGAATACGACCGTTATGCGAATGTTCAAGAATAGTTTCAATAAATGTGGTGTTAGCCTTGTTAAATTCACGAAGACGAACAATCTTCTGCGCTAACGGGTGCTCATGGTTTGATAAAAACTGTTTTGTAAAAGCAGGTGCGCCTGTCTTTTCTGTTGTTTCATACTTCAAACCAACAGCATCAAAAGCTCTTGCAACAGAAGAAGCAACCCAAGGCTCGACATAAACCTCAGTCATTTCTTTTATTTCTTTGCGAAGAACCTCTTCACGTTTTCTTAATTCTTTTTGAACCTGTTCAGTTTTATCAATGTCTACTCGCACACCACGAGTCTTCATGTCCAACAGAACAGGCAGCAGACTCGACTCTAAATCAAAGATACCTGTGCACTCATCGCTGATAAGATCGGCCCGTAATCTGTCCCACAAACGTAAAGTAACAGACGCATCTTGTTCTGCATATCTGCCTACAAACGTGGAATCTAACTTCCACATGCCGCTTTTCGGGTCCACGCCATACATATCCGCCGCAGACTTTAACATCTTTTCGTTCTTCCATTCGCCCAGATATTCACCAGACAAAGAGTTTAGATTGTAGTATCGCCTGTTCTCATTCAAAAGTGGAGCGGCTATCATCGTATCGATAATTTTACCCTGTACCTCAATACCTGCCCACCGTAGCCAGCCAAGATCGTACATGCAGTTGTGCATAACTTTTTCTATGTGAGGTGTGGCTAATTGTTTCTTCAACCATTTAACAACAACCTCCTCCGGAAGGTTACCAGACTCATGTCTTACAGGAAAATATCCAACAAAATCTCCAGCAGCAACGGCATATCCTATGACATAACCATCACCACGACACCATCCCGGACCCAGTGTAGTCAGGTTTGGGTCTCTTGTTTCTAAGTCTATCGATATTCTGTCGTAAACTGTCAGGTCCGGAAAGCTTGAAGGTGGTAACCAGCTTTCACTTTCTGGGTCAAATAAATCAACCTTCATCGTTTATAATCTCCCCACCTAACGCGGCGTAGCCTATGATGTCCACCCAAGAATCATCTTTACTGATGTCCTCAGACAAACGTGCTAACTTCAGGCCCACCATACAGGCCACTACCTCTTCGGGTGTGATGTCTTCATCCAGTTTATTTGCTAAAATAATCGACCATATCTCTGCAATGCGCATGTGGTTTAATTTAGCCGGGCCATATTCCTTGGCCCTTGGACCGTTGATTAAACCTTCGGCTGTGTCTAAAAAAAATTTTCTATCTTTCATAGTTGAAACCCATATTGTGAAGTCGATTCAATGATATGCAATGTTTTTTTAGCACGAGTTAGGCCAACATAGAAAGTGCGAACCTCACTGTCTTGATCTCTGCTTTCAGCGCAAGCCCTTGATGTATCTAGAAGAAGAGCTACGTTGTCTGCCTCCCCACCTTTAGCCTTATGTATTGTTGACAGCTTAATCCTTGGCTTGTTTGTTAAAATTTTTTCTCCCATCCTGCGCACTGAGCTTATATATATTCTTTCTTTTTCTGCTATTTTTAAGACCTCATGCCAAGGCTTGTCCTCTATGTTGTCTATAGAAAAGTTTTCTTTGATGTCGTGTAAAGTATGAGGCATTTCCGCATCTAGGCTTGATAGTCTTTTTCTTGCTGACCTTTTTAAAAAGTCTGATTTTAACAGGTTAGATAAAGTTTTTATCTCTTCCGCTGCAACACTAAGACCCTTGCACAGTTTAAGCCATACCTCTATTCCAGTCAGTACATTGGGTGAGATAGACCAACCGGAGCCTTCGCGCCAGAACAAATAGCCCTGATCTTTAAGGTCTGTTGCAATCTGATTAGCAATATAATTTGTTCGACTGAGGATCAACCACTCGCCTTCCATCAGATTAAGGTCCGATATGTTGTAATGCCAAACAACTTGACCAGCCTCATTTACAGGCGACCATACTTTTGATTGTCTCATAACTACCCTGTTTATCAGAGAGTTTGCAATTTCATATATGTTTTTAGGTAATCGATATGACTTATCCAATACCATCTTATTTTCTGATGCGTTTAGAAAATCACGAACATCTACACCCATCCAAGAGTAAATGCACTGGTCATCATCTCCTGCAAAATAGATACGCTTTGCCCGTGGCTTGAGCACATCGTGAACCATGCGCCATTGTAACGGGGCCAAGTCTTGTGCTTCATCAACTATCAGGACCTCTAACCTTGGACCTTCGCCCTGTGCTATAAAACTTTCAATCATATCCACAAAATCAATTTTACCTGTGTCGTGTTTGTAATCCTGCAACACTTCGTTAACTAATTTTAATTGTTGATAGAATGAATGTCTGTTGTTGGTGTCACTAAACTGTTGCTCAAGACTGACTCCACGCACCCTAGCTAACTGAATCATAGACAGATAGGAATCTCCTCCCTTGCCCGGTGAGAAGAGTTGCCCATCTGCCATATTTAAAGATGAGTTAGAAGAGAACTCTACACCCAGTATATTACCAAGTTGCGTGAAGTCAGACCCCTTCAATACCCGTTGACTACTAAGCCCTAGATATTGAAAAGCCATCGAGTGTAATGTTCGGAACCAAACCATTTGATTAGGATCTATGTTCAGTGCAGCGGAAGCACGAGTCCGAGCTTCGTCTGCCGCCTTACGGCTGAAGGACACGAACGCTATATCCTCTGGCCTTGTACCATCTTCAAGTTCCTGCTTGACGATAGATATAAGCTTGGTTGTTTTGCCTGTGCCTGGTGGCCCAAAGATTGTGGTCTGCATTAGAACGGCACCTCACTTTCAAGTTCGATACTTGGAACTTGGACCTCGGCATTGAATGCTGGCACCCACCAAACGCGCAGTTGTTTTTGCTGTCCTTTGGTGGTGTCAAAATACTTCTTGCCGTTCGCTGTAGCATTGTCGTTCAGTTCTTTTAACCGCTCCTGAATCTGACCACGGCTGTAACTGTCAAACTTCTGATTGCGTAAATACTTTAGCAGTGCCTCTAGCTTGAAATATGTGAGACCCTCTTCATCGTCCGTGAAGGGCTTGCCAAGTGCAATCTCTTCAGCAGACTGGGCTTGTACCCGACCGTCACAGAACGCCTCTAACAAGTCCATGAACTGACCTTTATAGGTAAGTTCTTCTGGCACATCTATTTCGCTCATGCCGTCCATCAACATGGACACAATTACCTGCCAGTCTGCCATCTTCATCATCGGTGGCATGACATGTATCTGTTCCATACATGCTTTCTGAAAACGCTGCGGTGTTTGCAGGTCATCAGTTGTTAGTTCGACACGCCGACCACCCACGTCACAGAACCACACAGGTGGTTCAGACTTGACCACACATAGGCCAGTAATTTCTACATGTTGAACGTGGCTACCTATTCCACACGCTTTTGTTTTGCAGAGCGTTTTGTTGCAGAAAGACTTGAGGGGTTCTTGTTCACAGGGGAAACCATATTCCTTCTTATCGTGTTGAGACTGAATAGTGACGACTTCAGAAGCTGGTAAAGGGGGCGTACAGTATTTGACATTAATTTCTTCAAGACGTTCTCTCCATTTCTCAGGCTGTTCTTTTTTGGCACCAACAGCGGCAGCAAACATAACTGTGTTGCGCGTACCTTCTGGTATGCCCTGACTAAACATATGCGACAGACATGGTGCCCACTGGTCAAACTCATCGACAGCTTTTCCAAGCTGTAAGTTTTGAAAATCTTTTGGGTCAATGCAGCGCAGCTTAACTAGCTTTAGAAACTCCGAAAGACTAGCTTCTTTTCCGTTTTCTTTTACCGCATATCTAAGTGTTTGCTTTGAGTCGAAATACGGTAGGTTAATAAAGTTTCCAATGTCCCCTCGTTCAACAAGAATCTCTTCTTGTTTTGGAAAAACTTCGCAACCTCCGTACCCAAAGTAAGCTGCAATCTCTGTTGCTTTATCTCTAAAAACACCTGCGTTTAAAAATTTTGTAAAGAAAAAGAATATATGTGCGCCACCCGATTTAGAACGACAGACAACACAAGGTATGTTGCTGTCTCTTAGCTTTTTATCAAGTGCAACTAAGTCTAAAGGGTATTGATCTATGTCCAGCGCACCAAATTTGCACTGACTATTTTCATTAATCGGTATGGAACCTACCCCCATCTTACCTTCAAGATGGGAAGTTACTAGTTCTATAGTTAATGGTGCTCTGATTATACGAGACTCTGCCTTTTGTTTTCCAGCACGTCTCTCATCAGATATTTTTGTCTGTCCATGTGCGGTGCTAAAACCTTCAAACGCCGCCATGAACCGTTCGGCTTGGTTCATAACTCACTCCGGGCAAGAGAGGAAGGGGGCAAGGTGTCCTCTGCCCTGCCCCCAACTGGCTTAAAATGGTACGTCGGTATCATCAGACGAAGTGGTTGTCTGACTTTCTTCCCCTGTACTCATTTTAATTTCTCCGGCACGGTACGAATTGTACAAGTCACGAGCTTCCTGCAACGCTGGCATTGGCACGGACTCCATCTCTAACTGCTGCACTTGGTAGTTGAACCACGAACCTTTGTCGTTGGACTCTTGTATTGAGGTCAACTTCCACGGCACAGACCACATTGGCGGATTAAAAAGTCCCTTGGTTGGATGCTCTATCTTTAAACCTGCCCGACGAGTGTTCCATTGCTTTGCAATCTTCATCTGTGTTTTCTTCATGTCACAGATCATCTGAGTAGTTATGCCCTTTTTATCATAAGCCAGTATCAAAAACTGTGCTGAACGAACAAGTTCGTTACCGTTTGGTAGCACCTCATTAGAGCCTTGCCGTTCTGTCTTACGAATGTCTGGGTTGTTTGAGTCTAGCTCACCCATAAAACCACCACCGTTTTCTCGTAATTGGAACTCTAAAAGTTTTGTTGTGTACGCACACATTAGAACATCCACGCCTTCTTCAGCGTCCCAGTAATCACCAGTGACCGTGTTGAAGATATCGCCAGCGGATGCACCTTTGATAAACTTCGAGTCCGTCTTAATTAACTGTGGTGAAAGAGGCTGGAGAATACGCAAGAACGGAATCTGCATATCCTCTGCACCGATTGTTTCCATGCCCTGACCTGCTGCTTCGTACAGATCGTCCATGATATTAGCAACTGCTGTGTTTTCTTTTTTTGCTACTGCTTCAGCCATCTTTAGCTCCTTGTTATCTTTGCTTCAGTTCCAACGTGCACACCGAAAGTATCGAAGTCTAACTCTTTGCCAGCTTCTATCCGACCTTTCGCCCATGCTTTTAAGGTTTGTGGGTGTATATGTTCTTTATGATTAGGCTCGAAGCCCTGAGTGCGTAAGTCCTCAAGAACAGATTTAGCTACATTATCCTGACCAGAGTTAAAGGAAACAGTCACATCATTTTTGATGATGTCTCCTTCGCCAATAGAACGTAGCCATGTAAACGCTTCCTGTTTTTTCTCTTCAGATATACGCGCATGAACAAACTGTCGAAGACTAACCTTGTTGCCCTCAACCGTTATAGAATCCATACCCATCTCTTGCATAAGATTAGGTATATCTTCTTCGTTTACCTTACGTTTTCTAAATTTAAGATCCTTAAGAGCCTGCTCTGTGTCAGCAATTTCTTGCTCGATCTTCATGGATTGTCTAATGAGATTGGACAGATTGCTGCCCTTCTCATCTTTTACTTTGTCGAACTTAGAGGCATCGACTTCCTCATCAATTAGCGAAAACAAATCGCTCATCGTACAATCTCCTGTACTATCTACGTTAAAGTTTTACCCCTTCGGGTGTGGCGGCAAGTATAGACCGACTTGCCAACGGTTTTAAGCAGCTTTTTCTTCTGCTAACTTTGTTTTAATTATGTGTGCTAACTCCCCACCAACACTTCGGTCATTCTTTTTAGCACGTTTCTTTAAAATTTCGTACAGTTCAGTAGAAACTGCAATAGATTTCCATTTTGTTGTGTCCATAATTATTCCTCATCATCTTTAGTTTTATACAAATATCACACATTCTTTTATCGGGTCAATAAAAAAATAAGACCTTTGCTTTTTATCAACTCGTTACAGGTCGTGGTTCTAGTTCCAGCCATTCACGAGCCTTTTCCCCCAATGTCTTTGCGGAAAGCTCTATCTTTTTTCGTAGAGTTTTAACGATGTGTACATCAACAGTTCCTTTTGTAACTAAATCTACATAAGTTACTGGGTCATGCTGACCTATTCTGTGTGCCCTGTCTTCCGACTGAACTCTTGTTTCAAGATTAAAGTCATTGGCATAATACACCACGTTCTTTGCAGCCGTCAGTGTTAGGCCATAGCCTGCGGTCTGTGGGTTGGCAACAAAGAACCTTGCATCTCCAAACTGGAACGACTGTATTGCCTTTTGCCTGTCCTGATCTGATGTATCACCAAAATAAGTTACCGTAGATCCTGGGCCATATTTATTTTCAAGGGTGTCTTTTATGTTCCGTATATCATATCTAAACCTTGACCAGATGATTACCTTGCCCGACATCTCTTCTATTGTTTCAAGCAAGGCATCAATTCTTTTTGTTGGAAACTCAACTAAGTCTCCGTCATCAGTCATGACATGCCCACACAATACCTGTTGTAACCTAAGTAATTGAGTCATCACAGCAGGTGCAGAAACAAGTTGTCCATCATCTAGCAAAGCGATAGCTGCTGTCTTGATAGAGTGATAGTGTTGTATTTGTTCTTTTGTGCAGTAAACTTCACGAGTCGTGTATATTTTATCTGGTAAATCTAACGCTTCTTCTTTCGTAACTCTGTATGAAAAACCAGTTAGTTTGTTAGATAACTCTTCTAAATTACGGTAGCCAACGACTTGTTGAAAGCTGTGTGCCCCCATCTTTTGTGTTCTGGTGATTGCATATCTGCCCTGAAAAGAATAGTAGCTGTCGAAGCCAAGCAGTTGCTTGCCCATGAATCCACATTGTGCGTAAAGATCCATAGGCGATTTCGTAACGGGCGATCCGGTAAGGATACGTCTGTACGATGCACTTTGACTAAGCTTAACCAGAGCCTTAGTCCGCTTGGCTTTGGGGTTCTTAATAGTTGTGCTCTCATCGACCGCAAGTAAGAAAGTCGAGCCTTGTGTAAAGAGATCCACATATTGAGAGACCTTCTTCGACGCTCCAAATCCCTCCACGTTGACCAGTAAGATGCGGAACTTTTTACGCTCTTCAACCCCTTCGGATAGACGTTTGCGCTGACTCTTGTTCGGACTCGAACTCCAAACATATATCTCAGGTTCAATGTCTTCTGGTAAATGAGCAGGTATTTCTGATATCTCCCAGTTTCTATACACACCTTTTGGCGCAACGATAACTGCTGTGTCGATACGTTTGTTGTCGTATAGCCATGTGATGTTATCGAGCAATACCTTTGACTTGCCGCAACCCATTTCCATGAAGTATGCGAAGTTGGTTTTGTCGTAAGATTTTTGTAACGCCTCTTCCTGATGGGCGTATGGTTTTGTTTTGTATCTAAACATTTACTTCTCCGAAAGCTGAACGACATTGTTTCTCTGAAACCCTGTTAATAAAACTTTAAGTTCTTCGTCGCTTGCTGTTGGAATAAACTCCCGATACATCTCTATTGCCTGTTTCAAATTTATCTCTCCGTCACAATACTGATCACACACATCAAACATTTTCTGCGTCTCAGGTGACGTTGTTCCTCTCATATCAATCATTCTTTATACTCCTGCCCAACCCTGCCTTCGGGAAGTCTGTTACCAAGACTGCCTGTGGATAAACCGTTTCTATATTGCATATCGTAATTACCTCTGTAAGGCTCTTCTACAATACAGCTAGAAAAATTTAGATATACATCATCAAAGTCTGTATCCACTGAATAACTGGACACCGCACCGTCAACGTACCGCTTGTCCCAGACAACACCATTAAAGGAATTAGACCTTATTAAAGTAAACCTAGTGTTCATTGTCGTGTTCATTTCGGCAGACCCCAGTTTCTATCAGGGTCATTGCGCCTGTTAGTTCCAAATTTTTGTCGCAGTTCAATATCATGCAGAACGGATTGAGTCCCAACTTCTCGGACTTTGCCTGTCTGATTATTGATTACTTCAAAATAAGGCGTAAAACTTCCCATCCTTGTTTTGCCTGAGTTGCTCATGTATGTGCCATTCCAAAGATGCTTCTTAATTGTAAAGTGTCTGGATTCAACTGTGTGGCATCCCTTGCCGAATTTTTGCCAGAATACTTTATCCAAAAAGTAGGATGACATTATCTCATACTTTGTTAAATCGTCAGGGTTTTTAGCCAGATAAACAATCCTCTGGTTATATGCTTGTTTGTTTTTAAATCGTAACTTGTAATCCACGTTGACAGGTTGAGCCTCTTTTTTAGCTATACGCTCCCTTTTTTTCCTATCCTTTTCCTCATGGTATTCATAAATTTTACGAGCGGTTTTTGCATCATGTACACCCAATCCTTCCCCACATTTTGCACAATCAGGAAAGTAAACACCACTGACATCTTCTGATACTGTGTTGTTGAATGAGTCTCCATCTTTAGTGTAGTATCCATAAAAAGTTGTGCCGCAAAACTCACAACCTAGATGCCGCCGCTTTTCGTAGATTGGCTTCATCATGCTATCTTTAAGTTGTTGCAGTTTATTAAGACCCCGCATTTTGAAATCTCCTCTCCAACAATATGCCCATTACTATTAACCCTGAAGCACTCTTTGCCATGCTGCTCGAACCTCTGCTTCGATGTCACCGCCCACGGGTTCTGGATCTGTCAGCCAGTTTTCAATAACCTTATCAATAATAGTTACCGCTTCTTGCCACTTCATCTTTGGTTCTTCAATTATGGTTAAGTTTCCGTAGGCCATCTTGCCTGCCTGCTCATTTAAATCTTCCACATCGGACTCCTGAATGTCTTTCCCTACCATACCAGATGATACATAACTGTCAACTATTTCAAGTGAGCATATCGAACAAGCTATGTTTCCGTTGGTCTTATCAAGAAAAAGAGAGGACAAACACTTAGGACATTGGCCTGCGTCCAACGGCATTTGATAGTGATCAGTGATATTTTTTTTCATCTTCTTCGTCCTCTTCTTCCATAGAAATTATGTTTTGATTAGCCATTGCCATAGCCGCTGAAAGCAGTTGATTAACGACAATCGGACTGTTCCGGTTGTTCATGATAGCTAGGCCAAGACCTGCGGACATCAGCAAATAAGCGGCATAATCCTGGCCCACTCTTTCATTTCTTAACAATCGGATGCAGTTGCTTACAATTCTTGAAGCTTTGTCTGCTACCTCCTCATAATCAGGACAGTCGCTCGTCATTTTCTGTGCTCCCACAGCCCAAATAAACCCATAGTCGTTAAGACAGATCCAGCTATTCCAAGACAAAAGAAAGCTATAATATCTTCAACTGCTTCCTGCATCTCAACAAAATTCCATGACCAATAGAACAAGACTAACCCAAAAGAAACACAAGCCAAAGAAATAAGTCTATACATTTTAATCCTCCTTTTCTGCGTCCACTATCTCAATATCACCTATAGAAAAACCAAGACTCTTCCATAACCCTCTGCGCCTTCTCAGTCTGTTCTCAGCTATCTCTTTTGCCTCAACCTCATCTATGGCCTTTACAAACTGGTCTTTGTAGAACTCAACGACTAAACCAACCCTGTATCGAGAAAGCTTTCCCGATGGAAACTTGCTTTTGGTTCTTAACTCTTCAGTCATAAGGCTCTTCCCATTCGTCCGTGAAGACACTGTCCAGATGTTTGATGATGTCGTCCGGTAGATACAGGCGAGGCTCTTCATAGCCCAACGGTTCAAGCGACCTGCGTCTGGGGTCTTTCGCTGACGCATCTCGGTCCCCGATCCTTTG